GGACATCATGGGCGTGGACGCTATCGGCGAAGAAGAGATCACAAAGGCTATGAAGATGCTTGGTGTATCAACAGGCATGGAATCCTACGAACCATTCCCGGAAGCGGACGAGATGACATTTGAGGACGACGACGAATTCTTCGAAGCATTTGGTTACCTGGGGTTCCCAGAAGACGAGACAGAATTATTCGACGCAGAATACAGAGGCAGAAAAGTGCCACTTAACAAACCAATGCGTGGTGATGTTAAGAAATTCAAAGTGTATGTGAAAGATCCAAAAACAGGAAATGTCAAAAAAGTTAATTTTGGACACGGCGGCAGTTCAGCGAGAAAAGCCGGACAGAAAACAATGAAGATACGTAAGTCAAATCCCAAAGCAAGAAAAAGTTTCAGGGCCAGACACAACTGCGCCAACCCGGGACCTAAGACCAAAGCAAGATATTGGTCGTGCAGAAAGTGGTAATACATGAAGATCAACGAGATTACCGGAATCACAGAAGAACAATTTGAAAAATTAGCAGAGAAGAAAGATGCCTGCTATCATAAAGTAAAAGCAAGATACAAAGTTTGGCCTTCGGCTTACGCCTCTGGTGCTCTAGTTCAGTGTCGTAAAAAAGGTGCGGCGAACTGGGGTAACAGCAAGAAGTGAAACTATTTGAATTAATCCAACAACCCGACGAAGAAGATCTATATTGGAAGAATCCCAAGGCTGATGATCTGTGGGCACTAGACAAACTAATACTTTCAAAAAAATTAGGCTATCGTTGTGGACCTGCAGGAATAGAAGTGCCAAAGGCAGGCGACTATATTGTGAGACCTGTGTTAAATGTATTTGGGTTGGGCATGGGTGCAAAAAAAATGCACCTCAAAAAAGACACATCACATCTACCCATAGGAACATTCTGGTGTGAATGGTTTGAAGGAAGGCACTTCACAGTGGACTATGACAAAGGCAAACAAGTGAGATGTGTTGAGGGCATCAAGAAACCCAGCACCCTTCAAAGATGGGACAAATGGATACGTGTGGACGAACAGGTGCCACTACATCCACTAATCAAAAAGCATTTCGGAAACAGACCAAGATTGAACGTTGAATACATTGGTGGCAAAGTGATTGAGATGCACTTTAGACACAATGTGGATTTTGAAGGTGACAGGCAGGAGTATTTGCCTGTATGGAAAGGACAATCAACCAAGGCTCCGGAAGGCTATAAATATATAAAACATCCTGACATACACGGCAGGATAGGAGCATTCGTAAAATGAGATTTGCAGAGATACTGGAAGCACAGCGTTGTTGGAAAGGGTACGAGAAGAAAGGTACCAAGATCATGTTTGGCAAACGTGTGAACAACTGTGTGAAAAAAGAAGACGTAGACATCTGTGTGCGTTGCGGTGAACTGGTTTTCGCAGAAACATTGAACGAGGATCTCCGTAAATGGTTCAAAGACAAATGGGTGCGTTTTGGTCCCAAAGGCAAGATCAGAGGTGCCTGCGGTGGCAAGAGCAAAGGTGAGGGTAAACCCAAGTGTTTACCAAGATCAAAAGCATACGCTCTGGGCAAGAAAGGTCGTGCAAGTGCGGCCAGAAGAAAACGCAAACAGGATCCCAACCCGGACAGACGTGGTAAAGCCAAAAACGTTGCAACCAAAAAGAAAAAGTAATTGACTGTTTCCAAAAACTGTTATATAGTATAGACTAACAAGGAGAAAAATATGGCAGTAAGAAACTTCAATGAAGCAGAAAAGCAAAAATTGATACAAATTATTTCACAAGGATCACAAGTTCTCGGAGAGGTTGATGATCTCAAAACAGGTTTGAGAGATACCGTCAAAGCGATTGCGGAAGAACTTGAACTGAAACCCGCTTTGATAAACAAAGCAATTTCTATAGCACACAAGGACAGTTACAAGAACCTCAGCGAGGACATGGACACGCTGGATTCTATATTACACGCCGCAGGAAAAATTTAATGATTGACAAAGTCAGAGCATTCTGGCTTCGCAGTTATGAAAGTGACAGGGTGGCATTTTACTACGAACTTGTTAGTTTCATATTCACTGTGGGAGCCAGTATGACCCTTGCCATATCGGCACGAGATCCCAATATGCTTATAGTATATCCTGGGTTTTTCGTGGGTGCCATAACACAATGTTATGCGTCATACAGGCGTGGTGCGGCCTGGGTTATGATTTTGACTTTTTATTTCAGTTGTGTTAATATATTTGGATACGGCGTAGCCGCGAAATGGTGGTAGTATGAGTTACATAGATGCATTATACAAAAAAGACGAGGACAAGATATACGTTGTAGAACGTGATCCCAAAAAAGGACGTGTGTTCGTTGAGTATGATGCAAGGTACGTGTTCTATCATCCAGACTCCAGAGGCAAACATAGATCAATAACAGGCGAGCCCTTACAAAAAGTTCAATGTGCGACACACAAAGAATTCATTAAGGAGCAGAGGATTAGGTCCAACAAGGCTCTTTATGAAAATGATATCAATCCAGTTTTCAGATGTTTGGAAGAGAATTATTTAGGTAAGGAAACTCCAAAACTGAATGTGCTGTTTTTTGATATTGAGGTGGATTTTGATCCCGAGAGGGGTTACTCCACAACCGATGATCCGTTCATGCCTATCACTGCCATTAGTTGTTATATGGGATGGACGGATCAATTGGTCACATTTGCGATACCACCAAAGACCTTGAGCCTCAAAGAAGCGGAAATACTGACCAAGAGATTTGACAACACAATACTGTTCGAGAAAGAAAAGGACATGCTGGACGCATTCTTGCAACTGGTCGACGACGCAGATATCATATCGGGTTGGAACAGTGAGGGATATGATATACCCTACACCGTTGGACGTATACAAAAAACAATGAGCTCGGACGACACAAGGCGTTTGTGCTTCTGGGGAGAAAAACCAAAAAAGAGAACTTTTGAAAAATTTGGAAAAGAGCAGATAAGTTATGATTTGATAGGACGTGTGCATTTGGACCTGCTGGAACTATACAGGAAGTACACCTACGAGGAGAGACACAGTTTTAGATTAGACGCCATAGGTGAACACGAACTGGGTGAACGTAAGACAGTGTATGAAGGTTCGCTTGACAATCTATACAACAATGATTTTGCATTATTCATAGAATACAACAGGCAAGATACCGCACTGCTGGCCAAACTGGAGAAGAAACTGAAGTTCATAGAACTGGCCAACGAGATCGCACACCAGAACACTGTGTTGCTACAGACAACGATGGGAGCCGTGGCGGTGACGGAACAGGCCATAGTGAACGAAGCACACAGGAGAGGTATGATTGTGCCTGGAAGAAAGTTCAGAGAAAAAGATGAGGAACCAGTAACGGCGGCCGGCGCATACGTGGCAACTCCCAAAAAAGGATTGCACGACTGGATAGGCTCCGTGGACATCAACTCGCTATATCCCAGTGTGATCCGTGCATTGAACATGGGTCCGGAAACCATTGTGGGGCAGATACGTCCTGTGATCACTTCGGCCGAGATAAACAGGGCAAGGCATGCCAAGAAATCATTCGCGGCGGCATGGGATAATCAATTCGGTAGTTGGGAATACCAAGCGGTCATGAACAAGGAAAAAGGCACAGAGATAGTAGTTGATTGGTCAGACCAAACCACTGTGCGTATGAGTGCGGCACAACTGTACGAGGTTATATTTGATGGCAATAACAAATGGATGCTGAGTGCTAACGGCACAATATTCACTTACGAACAAGAAGGCATCATTCCCGGCTTGCTGAAACGTTGGTATGCCGAACGTAAAGAAATGCAAAAGAAAATGCATGAATGCGGTGACAACGAGATTGAAAGGGAGTATTGGGACAAGCGACAACTTGTAAAGAAAATTAATCTAAACAGTTTGTACGGTGCGATATTGAATCCTGGATGTAGATTTTTTGATATAAGGATAGGACAAAGTGTCACACTTACAGGTAGGTGCATTACAAAACACATGGGAGCCAAGGTAAACGAAATTATCTCAGGAAAATACGATCACACAGGCGAATCAATCATATACGGTGACACAGACTCGGTATACTTCTCAGCACACAAGACATTACACAAAGAAATAGAATCGGGCCAGATACCATGGACAAAAGAGTCCATAGTGGGACTTTATGACAAAATAGCAGACGAAGTCAATACATCATTCACCGGTTTCATGACAAAAGCGTTTCATTGCCCAACCACAAGGGGCTCAGTGATAAAAGCAGGCAGAGAGCTAGTCGCATCTAAAGGCCTGTTTATAACAAAGAAAAGATATGCTGTGCTGTACTATGACAAGGAAGGCGAGCGTGTGGATACAGCAGGCAAGGAAGGCAAGGTGAAGGCAATGGGTCTGGATCTCAAGCGTTCGGACACCCCGGTGTTCGTGCAGGACTTCCTGAGTGAGATATTGTATCAAGTGTTGACTGGTAGCACAGAAGAGCAGGTATTACAGTCGATCACGGATTTCAGAACAGAATTCAAAGCAAGGCCAGGTTGGGAAAAAGGATCACCCAAGAGAGCCAATAACATCACAGAGTATTGGGAAAAGGAAAAGAAAGCAGGTAAGGCAAACATGCCAGGACACGTGAGGGCCAGCATAAATTGGAACAACTGCAAAACAATGTATGACGACAAATATTCACTGCCTATCACGGACGGTGCCAAAGTAATTGTGTGCAAACTCAAAAACAATCCGTTGAACTACACATCCATTGCATATCCTGTGGATGAACTGCGTATCCCGGATTGGTTTAAAGAAATGCCATTTGATGCAGAAGCGATGGAACAAACGATATTGGATCAAAAACTGGACAACTTGATCGGAGTGCTGGATTGGGACGTGCAATCAACAGAAACCAATAACACATTTAACAAACTGTTCGAATTCTAAATAACATTATGTTGAGCATAGAAGAAATAAAATTACTCAAAGAAAAATTACTGAAACTAAAGGGCACTGACTGGGAAAAATTCCTCAACGAGCAAATACAAATACTTGAGGATTTAGAACACGCCGTTGATGCAAATAACGAGCAAGTGATTGATAGATTAGACAAAACTCCAGAATGGTTCCAAAAAGATCTCGATCATAAATTAAATTATCCTGTTGTGGACCATATGCTTTACGAAGCAGTGCAAAGAAAAATATTCCAATTTGCAAAAACTAATATTTACAACAGTCTAGAGATAGGACCCGGCAATGGCATGTTCAGTAAAGAATTTCGTGCATGGAGAAAGAACTATTTCCTAGATGTGCTACCCGAAGTTGAAAAGAAAATCAGGCGTAGGTTCAAACCAGCGGCTAACAAGCATCTCACATTTTATACTACCAAAAAACATGAGTGTTTTAACATTCCACAAAACAGTTGCAATTTTGTTTTCAGTTGGGATACATTTGTTTTCTTTACACAAAATCATATCCAACACTATCTACACGACATCAAGAGGGTAATTGTACCAGGTGGGTATGTGTTGATACACTATGCAGATTGTCATTATGATCATGATCTCGCACAGGCAAAACGTGGTTATTGGAACTACAACACCAAAACTGCCATGAAACAAATCTGCATGGACGAGGGATACGAGATAGTTGAAATGAATCAATTCCGTGCAGGTGCCAGTTATGTGGTTTTGAGAAAACCTGGTAATTTGAATCCATTTGTTTACAAAATTTCTGAAATAACTCTTGATTAAATTCTAAATATAACGTATAATGAATATTATGATAGATATCTTGAGAGACATAGTCAAGCACACGCATGGCTTGGGATTTTTGGATCTAGTCAAAGTTACTGGAACCAGTGACGAGACAACAATAGATTCAATGGCCGAGGATAGGTCAGTTATACTCCAGGGATCTTTTCACAAACCACAATCAGAAATGGTTGGTACTTTTGGAATGCCTCAATTGAATAAATTAGATAT